CTCGAGAGCAAGATGGGCACTGCTGAAATGCTCAAGCTGTTTGCAGCTGTTGGCTCCAAAATGGGCGAAGACAGTTTTGCTGACGGCAATCGATCGGGCAACACCACTTTTGGTCTCACACCTGCTGCTGCCAATCAACAGATTGCTGATCTGAAGATGGACAAGAACTTCATGAACGAATACCTCAACGGTAACAAGGACGCCATTGCTAAAATGCAACGTCTGATGGGATTCGCACATGCATGACCTTCACGAAGTTCGCATGCGGATTCTTGAAGCTGTGATTCCTCAAGCCACCCGTGTGGGGCTTGGGGAACCTGACCACATCGTGACAGTTTGCACACATTTGGAAAAATATGTGCTAGACTCCGCGCAAATCGGTGAGAAGTTATCGGACTCACCAACCAAACGCCCACCGGGTCGGCCCTCTATCAAGGGGACAACCAACCACGAGACGAATGGAAACCTCGGCCCCGCTACTGGTGGATAAGTCGAATCAACCGCCCGATTTTTGATTCAACTTTTTTGGAGTATTCACCATGAGTGACCAAATTTCTACTGCATTTGTGCAGCAATACACGACTAACGTCGGTTTGTTGTTGCAACAGCGCGGCTCTAAGCTGCGCGACACCGTTTCCGTGGGTTCTTACTCTGGTAAGGCCGCCAAAGCTGTCGAGCAGATCGGTTCTGTAACCGCTCAACCTCGCACCAGCCGTCACGGTGACACACCTTTGATCTCGACTCCTCACGATGCTCGTTGGGTTTTCCCAACTGACTATGAGTGGGCTGACTTGATCGACGACCAAGACAAATTGCGCATGCTGATCGATCCGACTAGCCCATATGCAATCAACGGTGCTTACGCACTGGGTCGTGCCATGGACAACCTGATCATCTCTGCTGCTTTGGGCACATCGAAGACAGGTGAGAACGGTACAACCAACACCTCCTTCGCCACTGCTACCCAGCAAGTGACCGTTGGTGGTACACCTGTTGGTTTGACTGTTGCCAAGCTGCGTTCCGCCAAGAAAATTCTCTTGTCGAACGAAGTGGACGTGGAAGTTGATCCTTTGTACATCGCCGTGACTGCAAAGCAGTTGGACGACTTGTTGGGCACCACTGAAGTGACTTCTTCTGACTACAACAGCGTTAAGGCGTTGGTGCAAGGTCAAGTTGACACATTCATGGGCTTCAAGTTCATCCACACTGAATTGTTGGGCGTGAACGGTTCTAGCCATCGCCGCGTTGTGGCATGGGCTAAGTCCGGTCTGCACCTCGGCATGTGGAATGACATCAATTCCAAAATCGACCAACGCGCTGACAAGTCCTATGCGACTCAGGTGTACGTCAAGGGTACCTTTGGTGCCACACGTACCGAAGAGAAGAAGGTTGTCGAAATCTTGTGCGCTGAGTAATAGGAGCATAAATCATGGCTGAAACCTTCGCAACAGAAATCTCTGGTCAATCGACCACTCCTACTACCATGGCAAATGGTGCCGTTGTTGGTGGCCGTTTGCGCCGCTTCCGCGCAACTGTGACATTGGCTTCGCAAGCCTCTGGCGACACTATCGTGTTGACCAAAGTGCCTGCTGGCTACGTGTTTGCCTATGGCGTCATCAACGCTTCTGCAACCTTGGGTGCTTCGGCAACCTTGGCCATCGGTAACGCTACAACTGCCGGTAAATACCGCGCTGCTGCTGTGTTTACTGCTGCTGCACCAACATTGTTTGGTGACGTTGCTGCACAAGACGACAGTGCCTACACCGCACAAGAAACAGTTATCGCTACAGTCGGTGCTGCTGCTCTCCCAAGCAGCGGTACTCTGTGTGTTGACTTGTTCTTTTCGGCTCCCTAATTAGGGAAAACCGGACAAGGGGCTTCGGCCCCTTGTCTCATTTTTTCAGGTGATGCTATGCCCTCAGTCGTTGACATTTGCAATAAATCCCTCGACAAGCTGGGACATGGACCGATCACCAGTTTAGAAGACGGAACCAAGGCAGCAAACCTTTGCTTGCGCAATTGGCACATCATTCGTGACCAAGTCCTGCGCGACCACCCTTGGAATTTTGCCGTCAAGCGTTCTGTGTTAGCGCCAAGTAGTGATACCCCTGCGTGGGGATTCACATATAAATTTCCACTTCCTGCTGACAGTTTGCGACTCTTGGAAGTCCGTGATATGTCGACAGCTGAGTACCAAGTCGAATCTGGTCACATCATGGCCAATGATGACGCGCTCTACATTCGATACACCCGCAAAGTCACCGACCCGAACGAGTTCGATGCTCTGTTTGTCGACACGGTGGCGACACGCCTTGCTTTTGAGATCTGCGAAGCACTGACACAGAGCAACTCAAAGAAGGCTGATTTGTGGAATGAATATGATGACAGCATCACTCGCGCCAAACGCGCAGATGGGCAAGAAAACCCACCTGTGATGTTTGAAGAAGACGAGTGGATCAACGTGAGGTATTGAGATGGCCAAAGCATCAGTGATGCAAAACTCTTTCAATGCGGGCGAGTTGTCGCCTCAGTTGAAGGGTCGCGCCGACATCGATAAATACAAAAACGGTTGTGACACCATGACCAATTTCTTGCCGCAGATTTATGGACCTGCACGCAAGCGCCCGGGTACTCGATTTGTCAGAGAAGTCAAAACGTCAAGCAAGGCCGTGCGCCTTGTACCGTTTGAATACAGCACCGAACAAGCCTACGCCATTGAGTTTGGCGAATATTACATCCGGTTTCACTCCGAGGGCGGTACGGTCTTAAACACCGGTGTGCCCTATGAGATCACCTCACCGTACAGCGAAGCAGATTTAGAAAATCTTGATTTTGCTCAATCGGCCGATGTCATCTACATCTCTCACCCAAATTACGCGCCGCGCAAACTTGGCCGTTATGGTCCGACAAATTGGACACTGACCGCTGTCACCTTTACGTGGCCACCGTTTAACGACGAGAACACCGATGCAACAACTATCACTGCATCAGCAGTGACCGGTGCAAGCATCACACTGACTGCATCTGCTGCATTATTCAGCAGCAGTATGGTGGGCACCTATTTCAAATTTGAAGAGGTCATTGAGTCCAAATACGACATTTGGGAAGCCAACAAGGCTGTAACCTCTGGCGCGTTTCGTCATTACGATGGTCACTTGTATGAGGCTACCTCGAGTGGTACTACCGGCAGCCGTCCACCCATTCACTTCAAAGACAGTGAGAGCGATGGTGTAGTCACGTGGGCTTTCCGTCATGATGGTGCAGGCTATGCGCAGATCACTGCCTACACCAGCACCACTGTGGTCACCGCAACTGTCGTCAAGCGTTTACCATTGTCGGCCACCACAGGCACAATTAAATGGGCTGAGGGTGCGTGGTCTATAAATCGCGGCTACCCAACATCTGTGACGTTTTATGAAGACCGTTTGTGGTTTGCAGGCTCTGCCTCACGCCCACAGACAATTTGGGCATCTGTAACCGGTGACTACGAAAATCACAAGTATGGTGTGAGTGCTGACGATGGTCTGAATTTCACAATCAACACGCAGGACATGAACACCATCGAGTGGTTGTCGCCAGGCAAGGTGTTGTCAATTGGCACGGCCAACGGTGAATTTACATTGAGTGCAACCAACCTGAACGATGCTGTAACTCCAACAGACGTGCTAATCAAGCCGCAGACAACCTACGGTAGCAGCGCATTTGTTCGCCCCATCCGCGTGGCCGGTTCGATCTTGTTTGTACAGCGTGCGGGCCGAAAGCTGCGCGAGTACACCTACAACTTCCAGACCGATGCGTACATTGCGTCAAACCTGACTGTGTTGGCCGAGCACATCACCAAGACAGGCATCTTGGACCTTGCCTACCAACAAGAGCCGTACCAGATCGTCTGGGCACCCTGCGTTAACGGTGAGTTGATCGGTCTGACCTTTGAGCGTGCTGAAGAGGTTGTGGGCTGGCATCGTCAAGACGTTGGCGGCATCGTTGAGTCAGTGGTGGCATTGCCACACTGGGACGGTGACCAAGACGTGCTGTGGATGATTGTGAAGCGCACTATCAATGGCGCGACTAAGCGCTACATCGAGTACATCGAGAAATACTACTCTGATGAGTATGCGTTCTATGTCGACTGCGGTCTTACCTATGACGGCGTACCTGCTGATGTGATCACAGGTCTTGGCCACCTCGAGGGTAAGCAAGTGGCTGTTCTAGTCGATGGTGCTGTTCACCCCAATGTCACTGTTACCAGTGGTCAGATCACTCTCCAGTATGAAGGATCGGTCATCAATGTGGGTCTGCCCTACACGGCCACCATCAAGACCATGCCCATGGAGGCTGGTGCTTCTGACGGCGTGGCTCAAGGTAAGACAATGCGCGTAAACAACATTGTGATGCGCTTGCACGAAACTGGTCCCGGTCTTTGGTATGGTCCAAACTCCAGCACCATGGACGAATACCATGTGCGCCGCACCACCAACAACATGGACGAGCCTGTTCCGTTGTTTACTGGTGACACTGCATTGCTGCCATGGCCGGGTGAGTATCAGCAGTCGCCACAGATCACAATTGAGCATCGGCTCCCTCTACCGTGTACACTCGTGGCAGTCATGCCGCAGGTATTCACTTATGATCGTTAAACCTTGGGAAAAGGGAGACACTCAACGACTGTCTCTTCAGTCAAACCAGACCTATCACGAAGACACGCTTAACGAAGAAACTGATTTTTCTGAGCTGTCCGATCAAGGTCTGGCGTTGACATTTGAGCACGATGGTGAGGTAATGATGATTGCAGGTCTTGCCCCTCAGTGGGCCAACCGAGCAATTGCGTGGACTCTGATCTCAAAGAATGCGGGTAGGCATTTTGTCGAGCTGCATCGCTACGTTGACAACTTCCTCAACACGTCCGATTTTGATCGCATTGAGTCGATGGTTGACGCTGGGTTTGAGGCAGGGCATCGTTGGATGAAAATGCTCGGATTTGAGCTTGAGGGTTACATGCGCAAGTACCGCCCGGATGGTGGTGACATGGTGCTCTACGCGAGGATAAGACAATGAGCAATTGGTTAAAACTTGGAGCCTCCGGCCTTGAAGCCAAGGGTGTCTTAGAAGAAGGTAAGGCAGCATATGATGCTGGCCAATACAACGCTGCCTCATCCCGCACTCAGGGTGTCGTGGAGGAAAACCGCCGCCGCACAGCTGGTAAAAAAGAAATCAGCAAAACTCGCACAGGTGTTGCCAAATCGGGCATTACCTTTGAGGGTACACCCCTGAACGTGCTAGTCGAGTCTGCAGCCAATGTTGAAATTGACGCACTTAACGCTCGTTGGACAGGCGAACAACGTGCGAAAATGGAAGAGTACAAAGGGTACTCTGCCTACAAAGCATCTCAGCTCCGAGCTACCGCCATTCTGGCTAAGGGTACTGCCGAGTTCATGGAATCAGGCGAAAAAGCAGCCTCTGGAGGAAAATAAATCATGGCGAAACTACCGGTTTACGAACAACAAACACGCGCTGAAACACCTGTTGCCACCACCGAAAGTATGGGTGGGGCCATGGGTCGCGCAACTCAGGACATTGGTCGCACGCTGGCTGACATTGGTGAGACCATGCAGCGCCGTGAGAGCACCATCGACCGAGTTCAAAAGCTCAACACGTTCGACCAAGAAGCTGTCACCAGCCTCGAGGCTCTACAGTCCGACGAGAGCATTTCCTCCAAGTCGACTTTGGACAAGTACCAACAGACTCTGCGCCAACGTGGTGATGAGTTGGTTGCCAAACACACAGGTTCTGGTGAGAGCCGTGCAGCACTTCGCGCACAAATCGAAAACCAGATCGGTCAGTACACCAAGTCTGCCATGGGTGCCCAGATCAAGGCCCAGCACAGCCTGATCGGTAAATCAATCGAGAAGTCTGCCAACGCCTTGGCTTTGACTGCGGGCATGGCCCCTGATCAGTACATCAACGCGCTGTCTCAGTTCGACTCAGACCTGAGCCAGTTTGATGGCTCGATCCCCAAAGATTTGATGGACCAGTACCGCGAGTCTGGCCGTTCACAGATCGCCACAAACGCTGTCAACAGCTTGATCCAGAGCAGCCAGTACGACAGCGCCAAAGCGCTCATGTCAGACCCGACCATTGCCCCACTGCTCACCGCAGACGCAGGTCGTCAGTTCTCCATGAACATTGCCGTGGGCACTTACAAGAAAGAGCAAGACATTGTTCGTCAGAACCAAAACGTGGCCAAGTACACCATGGCGCTGGGTCGCAACCTAACACCAGAAGAGCAGATCAAGGTGCGCATGTTGCCAGCCAAGAAGGACATGACAGTGGCTGATGAAATCATCCAGCTTGAGTTGGTTCAAGGTAAACCAGCCTCGCAGGCACAGGTCTCTGACATCCTTGGCGTCAAGGGTCAGTTTGGTGACAGCTTGCAGGGCCGTGCCCTCAACTACATCACAGACAACGCAACTCGCTATGCCAACGGCATGATGACCCCAGAAGAGCGCTTGAACTTCGAAGTGTCTTACAACGAAGCGTACAAACCAATCGAGAAGTCGGACCCTGTGACCGGCATGATCACAAAGATCACGCCTGCAATTCCCCCATTCATCCAGCAAGCCATGCAGCGTGGCGCACGCTTTGGTGGCGGTGGTGTGGCTGGCGGTGGTGCTCCTCGACCAGCAGCTCCCGCTGCCCCAGCAATGCCAGGTGGTGGCGGTGGCGCAGCGCCCGCAGCATCTAGTGTTGCCCCGGTACAAGCTGGTGGTGGTCAACCAATCCCATCGAACCCAAGCGACCAACGAAGCATTTGGGATCGTCGTGCCAACATCGTAGGCCCCGTGGCCACCGCACGCTCCGCAGTTCAGTCTGTGCCGGGCGTTGGTCCAGCGGCTGCCACATCGATGTTCGGCGCAGAAGAAACCCGTCAAGCTGATGCTGACCGCGTCTACGTTGAAAACGCCTCCCGTGATCTGGTTCGCGTGTTGCAAAACAACCCGAAGTTCGCAGAGGGTGAGCGCAAGGCAATTGAGAAAGAGATCAGCGTTGGTCCAGAGATGTTCCGAAGCGTTGAGTCCTACGAAGGTAAGCTGATTGGTATCAACCAATCCCTACAAGACCGCTTGAATGACGCGCAACAAACATTGACATCGCAGGTCAGTTTGGAAGAACGCAAGCGTGCAACTGATAACATCAACGCCATCACACAATTCCGTCAAAAGTTGGGTCTGCCTGTAATGGTCAAGACTGCCGAAGATGCACAACGATTGACCCCGGGTACTCGATTTATGGACCCTTCCGGTAACGAATTCACGAAGAGGTAAGCATGGCTGATCCAAAACCAACCAAACTCGTATTAACGGGGATGGCAAAACCGGACACGGATTTTTCCAAGTTCGGTGACCCAATTCGCAAAGATGCGAACGCTGGTGTCGACTTCTCCCAGTTCGGCACACCCGTCGGGCCAACTAAGCCGACCGGTACTCAGTTGGTTGGTGCTGCAAGTGAGCAAGCCTTTCGTGGTGGTTTGGTCAGCGCCGGTGTAGTCGGTGGCGCAATGACAGGCGCAGGTCTTGGCATGATGGCGGTCCCCATTGCCGGTCCCGCCGCCCCTGTAATCGGCGGCCTCGCTGGTGCTGCATATGGTGCATTTGCTGGTGAGACTGCAGCCTCTGGTTTTGGCATTCAACCTGTTGAGCAACTCGACCCAAGTCTTCGATCAGCTGGCTACTTTGGTGAAGCCGTTGGCGGCGCAGCTGCATTTGCTGCCGGTCCCTTTGCTGCCGCGCGTGCGGGTTACCGCTTCGGTGAAAGCATGGTCGGCAACTTGATGAACACTATCATCGAAACAGCCAAGACAAGCCCAATCAAGTTTGCCGTAGCCGAAGCCACGTCTGCCATTTCAGCAGGTGGTGGTGCAGCACTGGCCGAAGCAGCAGCACCCGGTAAAGCTGGCATCCGTGTCACAGCTGAAACCCTTGGTGGCATGTTTAACCCAACTCGCTTGACAATTGATGCTGCCGCTTATGTAGGTAACGTGGCCAAGCGTGGCATTGAGTCGTTCAGCCCATCGGCACGAGAAACCTCTGCTGCCAAGACTTTACAAGAACTATTTAAAGTGACAGGTGAAGACCCTGTCATCATCGCCCGCATCCTGCGTGAGCAGGGTGTTGTAGGTAGCGAGAAACTTACAGCTGCTCAAAAAACAGGCAGTATGGCTCTTGGTGCTCTCGAAGATTGGCTGGCCAAGTCAAGCGCCCAGTTCGGCGCTGAGTCCCAACAGAAGGCCCGTGACGGCCTCGATGCCATCCGTGGCCAGATTACCCTATTGAGCAACACTGGCGACCCTGCTGCACTGGCTGCAGCGGCTCAGGCACGCACGGTGTATTTCCGCAACCTGATCACAGCCCGCATGGATGGCGCGTTGCAAGACGCCCAGAAGGCAGCTGCCAAGATCACCACAGACACCCCAGAGGCCCGCGCTCAGTTGAGCGTGATTGCCCGTGATGCCCTGAGCAAATCGATCAGCGATTCGCGCAAGGCTGAGAAGGAATTGTGGGACAAGGTTGACGGCACACGCAAAGTTGGCTTTGACACCCTGCAAAGCACATTCGATGAAAAGGTCGCCGAACTGTTACCCGAGGTGCGCAACCAAAAACTGCCAACCATTGTGCAGCAGTTCTTGGCCCGCGTCAGCGCCGCTAAGGAACCCACGAAGTCGTTGATCATCCTGCCCGAGAACATGACCCGCGTGGGTGCTGCACCGGAAATGGTGGGCACCACTGTGGGTGAAATGCGTCAACTCAGAGGTGAGCTGCTTGACCTGTCTCGCACTTCTACCAACAACGGTGAGTACGGTCAGGCCAAGATTTACAGCGACCTCGCTGAGTCTGTGCTCGATGACATGGACAAGGCATTTGTGCAGGCCGGTGACACCGCCTACGATGCTGCCCGCACCTTCTCGCGTGAGTTCAATGACACCTTCACCCGCAGCTTTGCTGGCAAGGTGATGGCATCTGGTCGCTACGGTGACCGCATGGCCCCTGAGTTGACTTTGCGCAAGGCATTGGCTACCGGCAAAGAAGCTGGTGCGATTCAACTCGAGGAGCTGGAAACAGCCACTCGATTCATGGTGACCCGTGGCTTGGCCGACGACACCAACGTGCGCAACATGCTTGATGCCCAAGAGCGAATCATTCGATTGGCCGCATCCGACACAGTGAATCCACTGACCGGTAAGGTGGACCCAACTCGCGTGAGTAAGTTCATCAAGGACAACGAAATCTTGATGAAGCGCTTCCCTGAGATCAAAAACGATCTGACCCTCGCTGTGACCTCTGAGCAGGCAGCCCGCCGCATGGAGAGTTTGGCCAAGGGTCAGATCGATGTGATCGACAAGCAAAAAGCCTACGGCCGCATGCTTGCCTCAGACCCCGTGGAAATGGCCAGCAAGGCCCTTATTTCGACGAACCAAGAGCAGCAGTTGACCAACCTCATAAACATCGCCAAAGCGGGCTATACGCCCCGTGGTGGTGTGCCGGGTCTCAAGCCCGCAGAGGCATTGGATGGTTTCCGCGCTTCGGTCTACGATGCTGCGATTCGTCGCGGTACAGACAAGAATGGCGTTTTGAACATCGCACAGACCAAGAGTCTGCTGTTCGTGCCGTCAGTGCCCGGCCAGAAGTCACCGATCCAAGTCATGCAAGACGCTGGTGTGGTGGATGCCAAGCATGTGGCGAACCTCAAGAAGATGTTCGACACGGCTGAGGCTATCACCCGCTCACAGCAGTCTGGTACGGCCATTGACATCAAGACAGACCTGACCGATGCAGCCATGGTGACCATAAGCCGTGTGGTGGGTTCAGCTGTTGCCGGCAAGGCTGCCAAGATGGCAGGCTCGGCCAGCCCATCGTTGATCATCCACGGCGCAGGCGCACGTTTGGCCGAGACCGTGATGACCAAATTGCCCACACAAAGCGCCCAAAAGTTCCTGATCGAAGCAGCCAATGATCCACAAAAACTGGCTATGTTGCTCGAGAAAGTGACAGATCCAGCAAAACAAGCAGCACAGGCTCGTCAGATCCATGCATGGCTTGTACAATCAAATCTGGTGAACGCTCAGAATCTAGTTGCTCCGACTTACGAGCAACAGCCTGAGCAAACGCCATTCTTCACACAACCTCGCTAATTGAGGACTGACGATGACAATCAGCACCACAGCATCTCGAATCTCATACAACGGTAACGGGGCAACCACAGCGTTCAGCTTTCCCTATCGCTTCCTCACAAATGCTGACTTAACCGTCATCAAGGTTGCGGCCGATGGCACTGAGACCACACTTGTACTCAACACCAACTACACCGTTACAGGTGCAGATGATGATGCTGGTGGTACGGTCACCCTGAGCGTGGCCCCACTATCGGGTCAGCGCTTGGTGATCTATCGCGCCGTGTCGATCACTCAAGAGGTTGACTACATCACTGGTGACCCGTTCCCCGCTGAGACACATGAGCGTGCTCTGGACCGTTTGACTATGGTTGCCCAGCAGCAGCAGGATGCGATTGACCGCTCTGCCAAATTGTCTGAGACCAGCACAGCTGATGCTGATACCCTGATCGCCAACATTAACTCGTTGGCTGCCATCGAGGATGATGTAAGCGCTGTGGCTGCGATTGACGATGATGTAAGTGATGTGGCTGCGATTGACGCCAACGTGACCACTGTTGCTGGGATCGCTGCAAACGTGACCACTGTTGCTGGGATCGCTGCAAACGTGACCACCGTTGCCGGTATCGCTGCTAACGTAACTAGCGTGGCGGGTAACGCGACCAATATCAACACTGTGGCGGGTATCTCTGCTGCTGTAACCGCTGTGGCAGCAGATGCTACCGACATCGGTACCGTGTCAACAAACATTGCGTCTGTAAACAGCGCGGCCACAAACATGGCGGCAATCATTGCTGCACCAACCGAGGCTGCAAACGCTGCTGCATCAGCATTAGCTGCTGACGCTTCTGCTGACGCTGCTGCCGTTTCAGCCGCTACGATTAACTTGCCAAGCGCTTCTGGTCAAGGTTTAAACATGCTTCGTCAGAAATCTGACGTTAGTGGGTTTGAATACAGAACTCCAGCGCAAGTGTTATCTGACATTGGTGCAATCAACGCAAACGGATTGTTTAAAAAAGCAGACCCGACAATCGTTGCTTGGACTAAAACTGGAAACGGTACAGCAACAACATCGAGCATCTTGTATGTTGAAGTGAACAACGTTTTCAAGATAATCGCAAGCGGCACATCAATCACAATGCCAACGCTCACCGCTGGCACTGACTATGCTATTTGGTGCAAACCAGACGGTACGCTTGAATCTACTAGCAACCACACAAGTCCACCAGTTTCAAATTCTCGTAAGGTTGGCGGCTTCCACTATGCTGCTGGTGGCAATGCAACTGGTACAAGTGGCGGTAACACAACGGCTCAAATCAATGAATACTCATTCTGGGATTTGAAGTGGCGACCATCTTGCTCTGACCCTCGTGGTATGACTTTGGTTGGTGGCGGTTTCTGGATTGACATTTACTTGACTGGTGTAGATGCAATCACGAATGGCTCGTCAAAGTACAACGTCACAATGGCTGATGGCTCAAGCCCTCCAAAAGTCCCATCAATGTTTGGCGGTAATGGCTCAACCACTTACGGCTCATACACATGGTTTGAGGCGATGGAGATGGCTACTGCGTTTGGTAAGAAATGCCCAACACAGCAAGAGTTCATGTCTGCAATGTACGGCACAACCGAAGCATCGAGTATTGGTAGCGACCAAGGTAGCACAATACTTAACGCTGCATACACATCGAAGTGGGGTGTGATGCAGTCTACTGGTGTGTTGTACATCTGGGCGCGTGACCGTGGCGGCCCTTACGCAGCAGCATCTTGGAACGCAAACACTGAAGGCCGTGGCTCAGAGTACAACGCGCCTAATGCGTGCTTCCTTGGGGGCGCCTGGGTCAACGGGTCTCTCTCTGGTTCTCGCTGCTCGTTCTGGTCCGACGCTGCATCGACCTCGAACTTCTACATCGGTTCGCGCTTTTCCTGTGACCACCTGCAACTTGACTAAGGCGGCGAAAGCCGCCGACATAAATGGAACCTGTAAAGGACGTTGGAACATGCTACGACCAGATGGCTATCGTGGAAAAGTACGAGAGGGTTATCTCGTATCTGTACCCGATTGCTCAGTCGATACCGCGAAAGCACGGTGTAGCAAGAGACATGTTTTTGCAAAGTCTGCTTGGTATTCCAGATGCTTTAGTTCAGGCTGGCAAGTCCAATCAGGTTTCAAAGATTTACACCGCAGACGCGCAGATTGCGAACTTGCGGTTTTGGATGCGATTCCTGCTCTCGATTCGCTCACTTACACCGCATCAACTTCAGACAGCTCAGATACTGTTAGCAGAGGTTGGTTCGATGTTGGGTGTGTGGATAAAGCGCAGGCAAAAGCAGGGATAGGCTGGGTAAAAATGCGTGCATCCTTGGGGACAACTGGAACAACGGGTCTAACTCTGGTTCTCGCTGCTCGAACTGGAACAACGCTGCATCGAACTCGAACAACAACATCGGTTCGCGCTTTTCCTGTGACGGCATCACACTTTCAACGCTCTGCATATGCTACGGCTGTGCAGGCAGGCCAGTCAAAATGTGGTCAGCCAGTCCTGTCCTCCCTCGGGGAATACTCAACTTGGTTCGGCAGAACGCCTAGTAGGAAATCCAAAAGCGCAGCCGACTTCTTTATGGTAAAAAAGCACAGAAACCTGATTGACAAAATCACCACGCTTGACAATTTGCGCCTTGCTTACGAGAAGACATCTCGCGGCAAAAAGATGAGTTGGGGCTATCTGGAATTCAAAGAGTACGCAGAAGCAAATTTGTTGCAGGTTCAACAAGAGCTTTCTGATGGTGCGTACAAGATTGGAGCCTATCGAGAGTTCACAATTTACGAGCCAAAGCCCCGCCAAATATCAGCCTTGGACTTTAAGGACAGATTGGTGCAGCACGCTCTTTGCAATGTAATCGCGCCAATTTTTGAGAAGACATTAATGCCGCAGACATTTGCTTGTCGTGTTGGCTTTGGCACTCATGCTGGAGTTCAGTTTGTGCAGTCAAAGTTAAGGCAAAACAAGCCAGAGTTTTTTCTCAAAACGGATTACTCAAAGTTTTTCCCAAGCATTGACAGGCCAGTGCTTCACACGATGATTGACCGCAAGATTGATTGCGACAAAACATTAAGAGTCTTGCGTGAAATCATACCCACAACTGGCAAAGGCATTCCAATCGGGAGCCTGACAAGTCAGTTGTTTGCAAACGTGTATGGCAATGCAGCAGACAGGTTCATCCATTTCAATATTGGTGAGCGCACTTGGGCGCGTTACATGGATGACATTGTTGTTCTTGGTAACGACAAAAACAAATTGATGGACTGCTTTTTGCAACTTAACGACTGGTCAATGGAGCATCTAAAGTTAAGAATTGGCAAGTGGCAAGTATCGCCAACAAGTCAAGGTGTTAATTTTCTAGGCTATCGAATTTGGTCAACACACAAACTACTTCGTAAAGACTCTGTGATTCGCGCAAAGCGTAAGGTTGCAAACTTTATAAACCACAACGACATGGATGGTCTTTCAAAATTTACAGCATCGTGGAGTGGTCACACTCAATGGGCTAACTCGTACAATCTAAACAAATGGATGGAGCAGCGTTATGGCATCACTTTCTAAAACAGTAATCAACACAAGAGAAGACTTGGATGCCATTGCTGGCACTCAGGAATACGATTCATTCATGGAGTTTTTAAAAGGCTCAATGACGCGCAAGCAAGATATTGCTGTTCGCCCAGAAGGTTACGGACAACCAGAGTATCAGGGTGAGATTATTCCACCTGTATGGTCTGACGTTGAAGACCTGAGCACCATTCAGCGTTTTGGTTTTTCAAAATCAGATTTCGGTGGTGCATGATGGACAACCAACAACTCTTTAACATGGTTGTGAGTGTTGCTGGCTTCTTGGCTGTGTACACGCTCAACAACCTGACTCGAAAGATTCAGCGCCTTGAGGACGAGCTGAAGACTTTGCCTCACGACTATGTGCAGAAGGACGACTATCGCGCTGACATGCGTGACGTAAAAGACCTGCTCAAGCAAATCTTCGACAAGCTAGACAACAAGCAAGACAAGTGATGTGGGGCCAGAGATTGTCATCGCTCTTCAAGCCATGCGTGGCGCGTGGGCTGGCATTCAGTTCTGCTGCGACTGCCTTCGTGAAGGGTCTGTTGAAATCCAGAAAGTCAAAAAGACCGTTGAAGGTGGAGTCACTGACGCAAAGAAAATCTACACCGAGGTCACTGGCATCTGGGGCTGGCTCAAAGGACTCTTCGGTGAAAAGCCAAAAGCCGCCGCGCATGTCGAAGCTAAAGCCATCGAGCAAAAGCCAGCGACCAAAAAGCCCAGCGCCAAAGAAGAGTACATCGACCACATCCCAACGCAAGACGAAGTCGTCCAGCAATTCATTGGGCATGTCGGAGAGTGGTTCGACAACTATCACACGCTGAAGACGTACACCGAGAAGCGGTATGCGGAAGTTTTTGGAAAGGACGAAATCGACCAGAAAGAAGTTCTAGAGCTGACGCAGTTGCAAGTTGAGGTTGACTCAGCCTACCCAGCACTCATGAGCTTGATGACCACCAACGCGCCTTGGCAACTTGGCCCGATATGGACTCAGTTCAAGGAGATGCAGGACAAGGTCAAGGTTGGCCAAGCCGCTCGTCAGATGAAGCAAAAGCGAGAGAAGGCCATGCGAGATGCCAGAGCTGCACAGAAACGCAGCGATGACATTGATCGAAACATGACTTGGTTCTGGGCGATTGTGACGGTCTTTTACTTCTGGGCGTTGATGGGTGCTGTATGGCTAAACACGAAGACAACGCAATAATTTATCTTCTGTGTGTCGTCATCGGCATCCTGTTGATTTTGTTTTTCTTTGCGCTGCTGCGCATGGCAACATTGGATTCACAGCTCTTGCGTAACAAGCGGGAGGTGGATAAAGCAATCGTGCTTCTACGGGAGGAGCGCGAGAAATTTAAAGCGGTGAAGCTCACCGAGAAAGGCAAAGAGAATGATTGACAGTTACAAAGGCATGAGTGCCGAAGAGATCGAGGTTCGCGTTTGGGCATTCGTGGTCAAGTCAATTACCATCATGGTGATGACCATCGCGTTTGGTGTCCTGTGGGCCATTGCATTTGAAACCCAATCGGAAGAGCTTGCACCAATCGATGCTATCTTCTTGGAGATTCTCAAGGCTATCGCATTCATGGGTGTTGGCACTTTGGGTGGCATCTCTGGCCGCAAGGCGAGTACGGCCATTGCAGCCAAACTAGCGGAGCCAGATGATGGACAGCCTTCTTAATCTGTTGAAGAGCGCAGCCCCGGCGC